TAGAACATTGGATACAAATGTTTTCATAGTTAATGCATAGAAGTTATATACTTTTGTATCCAATGTTCTATCTCAGTAAACTTTATCTTAAGTTCTTTAACGAGTTGGATATAAAATTGTTTTTCTTCCTCACTTCTTTTAAATGTTTCAGTCATTATGTCTGCCTTCTTTTCAGGAAGAGCTGACACTTCTGATATCAGCTCTCCTTTGCTATTAACTAGCACACTATAGCTAGCAATAACTCCTTCTTTTATTTTCTTTTTCATCTAAGCTACTTCTTGTGTGGTGTCTACCAACTCACACACTCCACCAGTACACGCAAGTTCTTGTGAACCTGTAGTGTTATCTTCGGATTCGTATTCACTTAGTAAAGAAAAGTCTATAGTCTTAGGCATCTTCTTTTTCCATTCAAGATATTCTTCTCTTGTTATATCTTGATAGGGAGCTTGCTTGTATACATGGTCAGTATAAGGAAGGAAACTAATTCCAGATACTTCATTGAAATGTTTATACACCCATGCTCCAACTTCCATCCACTCGTGTTCTTTAACACTAATGGTTACAGAAGGCTTGTGTTCGCACCACTCTCGTTGATACTTCAACCATAGTTCTAATTGTTCTATAGCATTCTTATCGTTACGAGTTATCGAACCCTTTGGTGATTCAGTAGGAAAAGAAAACACCATAACTGAATCAGGTTTAGTTACATCAGGCTCGTGTGGTACACCCTTATCAATCATAAGCTGAGTCAAAGGGTCTTTCTTATCACATCTTACAGTACGAATGTAATAAGGACTGTGTCTAGTATGTATACCAGAAGCACTATCAACTAACTGACTTACTGTACCACTAGGTTTTACACAAGTGATTGCAGTTGACTGTGGTATCTTAAGTTTCTTAGCAAACTCTTTGTTAGTATCAATAGTAGATTGCTTAAGTTGATTAAGAAAACCATCTTTAGGTTTGTTAGTTACAGTTGAATCCATAATACCAGTTAGAGATACACCAAGTAATCTCTCTTCCTCGGTATTAGATTTCCATATCTTTCTTATATATTTAAAGTCAGTAAGACTTGATTGAAATGTTCCTAGTATCGTAGCAAGTTTTACTTTTTTCATTAAGTCTTTCTCACTATCAGTAGCACGAACTACAACCTCAGTTAAATTACAGAACTGATAAGGTCTAAGAATAATTTCTGAACAAGGATTGGTACCAAAGTCATGGTCAATATCACGACGACCATTCTCTGCAGATTTATCTTTAGCCGCTTGTCGATTAAAGATACCTCGCTCACCTGACTTACTATCATACAATGACTTCCACTCTGTCATAAACAAAGCCATGTCAGGGGTACGAGTATAACAAGCTGAGTTATTTGATAGGGCTCTTTGTGGTTCGGTCATCCACCAAGAACCACTCTTAGCATTTCTCATTCTGTCATCTTGTATGTTGCTTAGAGATATCAAAGCACTACGTCTAACACCACCTACAACAACAACCTCTCCAACTTTACAGACTAAATCATGACACTCAAGTGCGTCAAGCTTTCTACCTGCCGCAGTTTTAAATGTGGTGATTGCAAAGTCAAACAAATCTACTAAAGGTTGAGGCCCACTAGCACGACCACCAAAAGTTTTTAGTCTAGCTCCTGCAGGTCTGATTCTTGTTACATCTATCTTAGGAATCTGTCCACCGTATAACATAGCAATTAATTCTCTGAAGGCTTTAGCCCATCCAGCTTTACTATCTTGTACTACAATTATAGTATCAGTATTCTCAAACTCTTCTGCAATTGTTGGAAGCTCTTCAACATAATCTCTTTCAACTGAGAAGCCCACGCCTGTACCACATAGTAGTATATACATTACTTCATCAAAGCTTCTGACATCATTGATAGGAATATAACTACAGTTATAACCTGCAGTATGGTCTCTCTTAAGTGCGTTACCTGCAGTCATGAGTGCTCTCATAGACGGCATGATACTTAAACTTAAGACAGCATCTTCAAGTTCGGTGCGTAAATCTTTAGGTAAATTATACTTATTGTTTTCTTTTAAATGTTCTTGCATAAAGTCAAAGTATCTAGTGACTGTTTCACTCCAAGACTCTCTGCGTTTATGTTCTTCAACAAACCTAGCATACCTAGAGGCATGAATAAATTGTTGATAGGTAGTTGGTAATTGATTATTTGACATTGTTGTTTCCTTTCTCTGCCAGTTCTCCAGCGATAGCACTATAACCGACCATGTCAACGTAATCGTCTGGGTTATGTGAGCCTGCTTTAGTTCTTGCTACCTTTAATAATGTCATCATTAAGGCGACATCAAGACCATTCAAAGGCAGGTCAAGATAAGCTGACCACATCTTGGCTATGTTATCATGATTAATTTGTTTGTTTCCATGAGTCTTTTCTCTATCATTAGAGACAAGCTCTTTAGCTTTTTCTATTAGTTGTTTAGTGTAGACTTGGGTCTTCATCGGGTTGCTCCTTTTCTTTTTGTATTGTTTTAATTAGTTCGTATTCCATTTCTCTTGCCCCTATGTAGTATATTAATTCAGGGTTTTGAGTTACTAACCATCTGATACCATAAGATAGTGTGTCTATGTTAGGGTTGTCAGTATAGTTTATCATTTCAAATCCGACATCACCTTCATTAGGTGTGTTAGGTGTTAGTATAATGTAAGCATTGTCCTTAGTTATCTTCATTGTTTCATCCAATCTAAAGGTATTTCTTTTTCACACCATAAAATATCATTAGCTTCACACCAATTTATATAGCTTGTCTTAGAACCTTTTCTAATTTTATTATTCGCATTCATAAAACAAAAACGAATGTCATAATCTGTTTGTTCTTTTATCCATAGATGTTTCTTTCTATCTTCTAATTTTAAAACTCCTTTTAATTCTACAAAGATATCTGTCTTAGGAAAGTATAAGTCAGGAAGATATGTTCTATCAATAGCAGGTTGAGTAAACTTAATAATATATTCTTCATACTTATACTTTATCTTTTTCTTTTGAAGACCAGTAACAACAGTCTTCTCAAACTTAGAGCGATACTTAGTCATCTTTGTCCTGTCTACTTAATGCTCTTGCACTAGGTAAAGCACTTGCATTAATGTCTTTGAAAGTCCAATGAGGATTTAACTTTAATCTTTTCATTACCCATTTAAATGACCAAGCACTTTGATATATTTGAAAGTTGTGCATATAGTGAGTTTGCTTAGGCATTAGATGAAGAATAGTATTGATGTTAACTTTCTCTTGTTCTTCTTCTGGAAGTAAAGACCTTAACCATTCAACTAATATATGTTTAGCTCTGCGTCTTAATACTTTTATTTTTTTTCTATTCATTGTTAGTTATCTCCTCTACTCTAGGAGTATTCTCTACTGTTGTCATGTACACATTAGAGTTAGCATACTTGAAAACTCTAAGTCCCCTGCCTTCATTAGTATCTTTATGACAAGTAAACTTATGAGAACAGTATACGCACCCCACAGGAAGTTTATAATTCCCTGTCTTGTCATGTGGAATTGGTTGATAACATTTTTCAGGTGGTTCTTCACTTTTTATTTTCTCCTTTAAAGATTTAATTAATTCTGCTGCATTAGGTTTCATTAGTTCATCAGGTCTAAACAATGCTATCTCTCCTGACGATTTATCAACAGCAAACAATCCACCATTAGTAGTGCCTTCATTATGTTCATAGCCAGATAGCTGTGCTACATATCCAAAGGGGTCACTCTCATATAGACTTCCAGTCTTAAACTTTTTAAATGACATAGGTGATGCTGACTTAACATCAACTACTTCACCATCTATCTTACAGTCCATGTGTCCTGTCACACCTTCAACAACTATTTTTTTCTGTTGGTCTGTAACAACATGTCCAGATACTTCAACAAGAAACAATAGTAAATGTTCTAACATGTGTCCATACAAAAACTTTAGTTGTGTAGAAGGGTCATGTATCTCTTGTTTTTTATCTACTCTGTTATCATACCATAGCTGACGAGCTGGTCTACCTATGATAGACATTCTTAATCCTTTGCCTGAACTTTTATATGGCTCAAGCCAATCAAGTAAAGCTAACTTAGTATTCTCTAAGAACTTATCTACTTGTTCTTCTTTAACTTCAGGTTTAATTCCTGATGAGATACCTGTCAGTACATTGTTAATGTCCTCAACTAAAGTATCTAAAGTCTTAGTGTGTTTCTTGCCAGTTGTTTCCACTTTTATATTCTCCATTTAATGGACATCGAATACCTAATTCAATGCCTGCGTTTACGATTGAGTTAACTGCGAGTTTACCAAAGTCATCTGCATGTGCTTCAAGAACTTCATACTGAAATTCATCGTGAACATTTGCCACTGGTCTAGCCTCTAATTTATTTTGTAATACATAATCATCTAGTAAGATGAGTGCCTTCTTCATTACGATAGCACCACCACCTTGTATTAAGGTGTTGACGGCGGAGTGTCTGTTCCTGATGATGAGTCTTCTGCCGTCGATTCCTCTGAGCCAACCTTTGCCAGTAGCTTTTCCCACTCGTTGTCTAAAGCTTGCAAGGGCTGGAGTACCTCTGAGAAATCTTTCTTTAATCTTTTTCCCATCGCTTCTATTCCCTCCGACGATAGTTCCGAGTTTCTCGTCACCTGCCCCATATATGAAGGCATAGATGAAAGTTTTTGCTTGGTCTCTTGTGTCAAGACCTGCAAGATTTTGATTTGTAGTGTGTATATCTCCATTAATGATAGCATCTATATATTCCTTATCGTTCATGTAGTGAGAAAGTATTCTTAATTCTAAACCACTTGCGTCTACTCCCACTAGTTTGTATCCGCTTGGTACTACCCATAGTCCTCTGCATTCTGTGCCGTAGGGAGAATACACCGCAGGAACTTGAGCCATGTTGGGCGACATGTGGCTCATTCTACCAGTAATAGCACCATTTGTTATTACTCTTCCGTGTACTCTCCCATCTTCTGCTACTGCCTCAACCCAAGAACTAACTTGAGCTATTCTTTTTTGCAGTAAGAGAAAATTTCTTATCAGTTCTGCTTCAGGTATACCTTCGACACCTTCCAGAACTTTTTCATCTACAATTATGTGACCTTTGTCTGTAAACTTTGTAGGTTTCCATCCAAAGTATTGTAGATATTTACCTATCTGTTGCCGACTTCCTAGGTTAAACTCTTTCATTTCTATGAGAGAAAATTCTCCCATAACATTTACCCACCCCTGTCCCAGACTGTTTAGTCCAACCGTACTTAGTGTGCCATCTTTACGACGACGAGGTTTAACTTCTTTAACAAAGGTAGGTAAGGGTATAAATCTTTCCTTAACTTTTATTTCTATTTCATTTATCTTCTCTCTTAATTTACCAAGTAGAAGATGAGCATTACCCATGTCAAAAAGAAAACCATTTCTTTCTTGTTGTGTAATTATTCTAGAGACA